TAGACAACACCAATCTAACTATTCAGATACCACCTAAAACTTGGGGTGTCAGAATGCAGGAAGAGAATAATGGCCAAATCCAAGTCCTACCGTTGTATTCATTGTGCCGAATATCATGAAGGGAACTGCAAGCCTTCTGCGATAGTAGCGTTTCGTATAGATTGCTTCGCCGATATTCTAGATGAGTTAGCAGGGGAACCTCCAGAGCCAGGTGGTAGACGCTGGCTGATAGAGCGCGGCGAATATCCACCACTTGACATCATCTCAAAAATAATGTAAAATTCTGACAATGTGACTGGTGACCGCTTGGTCAAGGATAAATGCGCACACGGCGGATTGACCTTCCGGAAAAGGATAACCTGTACTAGCAGCCAGCATATACAATCAAATAACTCACACCTTGCTTTGTTAGGGAGCCCGAGGCGGCACAGGAAAACCGCGACGGCGAAGAGACAAATGTAAGGGTAAACACCAAGGGTCCGATTAGGACGGTGCTATGTGAAAGCAGATGGCGATTTTTGCCGTGCTTCACAGCGCCGTCTTTTTGTTTTATCGGAGCATCTATGACAGACTATGCAGTCAAGGTACTCAAACAGACCGATGATGCGATTTTGATCGGCGGCTATGGTGTCATATTTGGCGGTGAGGACTTGATGGGCGATACCTTCACAGCAAAAACCGACTTCATGCTCGATATGGTCCCTGTCAAGCAAATCATGTACCAGCACGGGATGCTCGAGGATGTGGATCACTTTATAGGCAAATCCACAAATGAGATATTGCGCAAGGCCGGTTTATGGGTCGAGGCACAGCTTGAGAAACATCAGGATTATGTTGATGAAATACTCGAACTCATAGAAAAGAAGGCATTAGGCTGGTCATCTCAAGCCGCTGGTAGTTTGGTGAAGTATGCTGATGACTGGAAAACCATCGTCCGATGGCCCATAATTGAGCATTCACTAACGCCTACACCTGCCGAGCCTCGCACCATCGGAGTCGAACGCATCAAGGCGCTGGCAATTGACAATCCAAGATTAAAGGCATTATTGCCTACAAATAAATACATTCAACTTAGAGCGCGGGCGCATCTCGCGCTCGACTAGGAGAGACTACTATGAATTTACAAGAAGAGCTAAAGAAAGTGCAAGCCCGCATTAAGGCGCTTGCAGATAAAGCAGACATCACTGAGGCGGAAGCGACTGAACTCGAAGAGCTAATGGCTCAAAGCAAGTCGCTGAAGGTCCGCATTGAGGCGCAGGCCAGTGTGGCTGAGGCCGATGAGGTTGACGCCGCTCAGGCTGAACTTGACGAGGAAGCCAGAATCAAAGCGCTGGTTGATAAAGCGATTGCCGAAGGCGCACCAGCTATCAATGCTGATGCCGCCGGAGTCGCCGTCACCCCTAGTGGGGATGAGGCGGATCGAGCAAGAAAAGGCAATCCGTTTAAAAACCTCGCGGACCAATGTAGGTCGGTCAGGGCATTGGCACAATCACAAGGTTCGCAGATGGACGTGCGTCTAAAACCCCTGGCTATAAAGCAGCTAGGTGGACAGGAGGGAGTACCAGATGAGGGCGGGTTCCTTCTGGAGCCAACATTTGATGGATCTATCTTAGTCCCCCTGCATGATGAAGGGCCATTTTCCAGTGCCGTTACGACATTGCCCGTATCCAGCAATTCAAACTTTGGTTGGATTCGTGGTGTTGATGAGACAGACCGAGCCACCGGCTCACGTTGGGGAGGCATTCGTGGTTACTGGCTTGAAGAGGCTGGAACCAAATTACCTAGTCAACCCAAGTTCCGCAGGATTAATTGGGAACTGAAGAAGGTCGTTTGTCTGGTTTATGGGACCGATGAGCTTTTGCAGGACTCGTCAATGTTCGAGACAGTTGTAAACACTGGCTGCGGTGAGGAAATCAACTTCATGGTGAACGATGCCATTCTAAACGGCAGCGATGCAGGACGACCTTCCGGGGTTTTGAACTCGGGTGCACTGGTAACAGTGGCAAAGGAATCCAATCAGACCGCCGATACTATTGTTGTTGAGAACCTTTACAAAATGTGGGCGCGGTTGAACAGTCGAAGCAAAATGAATTCCGCCTGGTATATCAATACCGACGTGAATCCCCAGCTTGACCTACTTTCAATCCCATCTGGCACCGCTGCATTAGATCCTCGCTTCGTTGGGTACGACGCCCAGGGGCTTATGCGTATCAAAGGACGCCCAGTTATCGAAACCGAGTTCAATCCCACCCTTGGCGATGTTGGGGACATTGTTCTGGCAGATATGAGTCAATATCTATTCTGGCAGAAGGGCGGAACTGAAGTCGCATCCAGTATTCACGTTCAATTTTTGACCGATCAAACCGTGTTCCGTTTCGTGTACCGATGTGACGGTCAGACCGCTATGGCCTCGGCAGTTACCCCTTATAAGGGCTCGAACAGTCTTTCTTCGTTCGTTGCACTGGCCGCACGGTAAAAGGAGATAAAATTATGAGTTTAGGAATTCGTTTTGGACAAGAACTACACATAATTCCAGTATATGCACCGCAAGATGTTGGGACTGCTGATGTCAATACGACACACGTCAATGTTAGCAGAGCTCACCGCGTTACCTTTGCAGTGCAGTTTGGAAATATCACCAATGATAGCAAGGTGATAACCGTCGAGGAAAGTTCTGCGGCCACCACTGTAAGCGCGGAAGCAATACCGTTCAAGTACCGTTTTTCGGGCATAGTTGGAACGGATACCTGGGGTGCAGTAACTACCGTAGACAGCGGAGGCACTCTTGCAACAGATGGAACGCATGACAATTCGTTACTATTGATTGACGTTGATCTATCTACGCTAACTGCTGGTGATAACTATCTTTCGGTACGTATATCGTCCGCTGGTGGTGAATGTTATGCGGGCGTGGTGGCATATTTGGCACCTCGCTATTCGCAGCTTAACCACTTATCAACAACCTAATATTTAGGTATCAACCCGGGGAAGGGCGGGAGTCGCAAAGCGTCGCCCTGACCCTTCCCCAGGCACATCCGGCGAACCACGCCGATAACCGCAAGGTATGGAGAAGGATAAGTTATGCCAGTTGCAAATATTAAGTCTACTTGGAAATCGGGGGATCTAGTTTTTGAAAAGTACCTAGCAACCGCCAATCCACAAGTCGAATTCGGGGTAGACGCCACCGGCCTGGATGTCATTTTTTATGGTGACACTACCGGCAAGTCTATGCTGTGGGACGAAAGCAACGATCAACTTTACCTGAAAGGTTCTTTTAAATTCCATGACCATTTATCCACCGACGATTACGCGTTACAGCTCAGAACAGAGTATAACGCGGCGACGGGTAACTATTTTGGAATGGACTGCGAAGTACACCAACAGGTATCCCGAAGTACCGGCGGCGTGCGTGGGTTGTCAGTGTCAACCAGAATCGTTGCAGGCACAACCTGGTCGAGTATAGGCGCAGCCATAGGGATTTATGCACAAATTGACCCCGATGCAACGTTTACGAGTTCCGCGACAATACTAGCCGCACTCTATGGGCTTGGGGGCGTTGGTGGCGTATTTACTGCTGTCGGACACCTGACGAGCTTGTGGGTGGATTCGCATCAGGCGGAAACGGTGAACGGGGATCATGAGCTTATATACATGACCAATAACGGCGCTTCCACGATGGATCAAGCGTTCTATCTCTATTGCAATAACAATATCACGAACTGGTTCGCCTTTGACACCTGCACAGGGATGATTTCCAACACCGCAACGACAAGTGGATCTTCAAAGAAAATTCTCATTGATATTGATAACACTTCGTACTATATAAATGCCTACACAGGATAAATCGTGGCAACGATAACCATTCTGGTTACAGAAGATGCGAATCCCGTCGAAGGGGCTGAGGTTGTCATAGGTGCCGTAGTTGGAAAATCGCTTACCACGAACGCAAGCGGAGAAGTAACTAAAACCGTGGATGAGGATTATAAGATTGTGGTCTTTGTCTCCATTTTGGCTGATGGCGAACTCAGACATACATCCAGTTCTTTCTTGCTAGTTGCTGGTGGAGCGTACACATTTGACATAACCTATACAGGATAAAAAGGCTTGCGGGGCTGGCCTTAACAGCCCCCCACTCGCAAAAAGAGGATAAATAAGATGACTGAAAAAACGAATATACCATTGTCGTTAGGGGAACGCCTTGTTCTGCTGAATATCATTCCCCGAGAGGGAAGTTATTTCGATATAAAAATAATACGGAAATTCCTCGAATCATTATCAGTTTCAGAAACTGAATATGCTGATTGTGAATTCGTAGAAAAAAAGGATGGAACAATAGATTGGAATAAGGACAAAGACCCGAATAAGGAAATCTATTTCGGGCGACGCATGGAAACCATCGTAAGAGACACACTCATTGACCTGGAGAAAAATGAGAAGCTCAATGTAGGTCATCTTTCAGTGTATGATAAGTTCGTGGGCGCTCCTGATGAATAAAACCGTCGCCATAGTTGGTAGTCATCCAGACACACGCGAGGATGCCCCGTTCGATGATCCCAATTTCGATATTTGGGTATTCAACGAGATCGCTGGACAAAACATCAAGAGTAAGAATGGCGATCATCCCTGGGCCTACCGTGTAGATGGCGTCTTCCAGATGCACAAGCCGTCAATCTATCGTAGCATACATAACCGCGCTGACCCCGATCATTGGCGCTGGTTGCAAGAGAAACACGGCTTCCCGATTTATATGCAGGACGTCGACCCACTTGTGCCCGATTCGGTGAAGTATCCGTTTGATGATGTTATGTACTTGCTGGATACTTTCACTATAGGGCCAGATAAGAAACCGGTAAAGTTCTCAACCAGCGGCGTATCTTATGCTTTCGCCTTGGCTGCCCATAAAGAGCAATATGAGGAAATCCTCGTTTTCGGTGTGGAGATGGGTAGTAACACCGAATATGTTTACCAGCGAGAATGTATCGCGTTCTGGGCTGGCGTACTTGCTGGAATGCGTAAGACGCTCGGATGGCATAGCAGCGGTGATATATTCGACAAACCACTCTATGGCTACGATGGGCGTATTGAGCAGACGCCTGAGGAATTTTCAGAACGTATAGCGGAGCTTGAGGACGTGGCAACAGAATTGCGCGCGAAGCGTGTAGAAGCCAACGAGGCCTTGCACACAGCTTATCGTGATGACAAACTATCAGACTACATCACAGAGGCCGCAGACGCCGCCTCGTTGCTCGGTGAGGTAGATGGCGCCCTGGGTGAAAGCCTCCGCTATCACTACAAGCTTCAAGATATGTGGGCTAACGAGGGCTCGACCTACATTGACCGCAATGAGTTCGAGGGCAAGGCTGGCGAAGTGAAAGACGAGCTTGAGGAGAACACCAAAGCCGTCTTCAGACCCGTGGGCCTCATCGAATACCTGATGAAAATGTGGTTCGATACACACAATCCGGCTGCGCTCGATCAGCTAAAGTTATTCATAGGCCAACATATCAATGCGGCCTACAAAGCCGGATACTCGCGTGGTGTCTGGCAAGAGAATTTCAATCTCGCCCAGCAGTGGGATGAGCTGGTTAGAATGTCGGGCGGCGACAAGGCCGTCGCGATGCTACAGGAGTAATTTATGGGATCAATAACAATGACACCAATCGAATCGGCTTTATATGAGCTGATAGACAAAGACGACACTGAGGTATCAACCAACGACCTCACCAATACGGTTGACATTGCCATTGCAGCAAAGGCAGCCGCAGGTGAGATACAGAGCGTTTTGCTGGTGGCGTCTGAGTTGGGAAGCGGCGCGGTGAGAGCCAACACGGGAATATTGTTCTTCTTCGACGCGGACCCCAACACAGCGGCAGGCGATACCACCATGACAGCCGCAGAGCGTAAGACCCTCTTAGGTCAAGTGGCTATCGCTTCAGGTGATTGGGACTCTGACGCCTTGGGCGGCTCTGTCATCAAGATCGTGGCAATTCCGTTCCATGCCTTGACCATCATTTACGCCGTGTTCCGCAATACGGGGACGGCGTTCAACGATGGTGCTGGTGACGATGAAGAGCTTCACTTGCAAATACATTATCGGCGCGACGAATAATCGGCATGGTTCAAACTCTCAAGCAGCGCAGGCGCAGGAAGTTGAAAGTCCCAGGGACTGATTTAAGTCCTGAGGCTATCGTCTGGCTTCTACGCGATGAGTTTTCATCTGATCTATCCGCTGGTTCTGTAAACGGCACCGCTCCCGAACCTGGGCCTGGGGGCAATCGTGTAGTGGTGGATACGAATAGTAAACTGTCTATTGCAAGCACTCAGCTATCAATTGCAACTGGCGGAGGTGGTGCAGACGAACCAAGAATAAGCTACGACCAGCAAACACGTTCTGCGGGAATGTCTTTATTCTCAGCGTTCACAGTGACAACCGAGGGTATTCGTGTCGGACTATCAAAGGCAAATACCTCACAATCCGTTGCTTCAATGCGCTTTTTTGATACTTCAATCAATATAGATACAGACGATGGCAGTTTTATAACCGTTGGAGCATATAGCACGGGGTCACAATACAAGACCGATATTCAGCTTAGAACCATAGGAGTCTACTATCTTATAAAGGGTGGAGCATTCACAAACTGGACTTTACTTTATCATGGGGTATTGAGCAACGATGATCCGTATCCTATTATTTCAGCCGATGATAATGCTTCGGTTTATGTGGGTGATTTTATCAGGATACCAGATGTTGCCGTTGTATTAACGCCTTTGGCTTACGACACTTTCACCAGAGCCAACGGAGCATTGGGTAATTCAGAGACTTCAGGCCCAGATTCGCAATCGACTCCCTTGTGGGTGTGGACAGGTGCCACTTTCGCAATCGACACCAACGAGGCGAAGAATACTCCAACCGAAACCGGCGGCGAACTGGTCACAAACGGGGGCATGGAAGGGGTGTATGTAGATCAGAGTGGTGTAGGTATTGGAACGGTCAATGTTGCGCCGAATTGGGACAATCACAATTGTGAGACTGATGGAACTGATACGTTAGACGAAGAGTTAGTTATTATTCATGGAGGAGCAAAAAGTCAGGAGATAGATGTTACCCAATCAAATGAAGGGATTAAAACCACTGCTACTCCGCTTCCTACTATTCATACTTGGTATGTGGTTTCTGCATGGTTTTACAGAACCGCTGGAATTGTAAGTTTTTTTGAGACTAATGAGCAGATTAAAGCAAGAGAAGCCACAACTATAAATACCTGGGTAAACCTAATTGCTACTGGAAGAACTACTGTTGCTAATAGACGATTGTTTTGCACATCCGGCGCTGCGTCAAGTTTTTATGTGGACGACGTTTCGGCAAAGCAACTTACCCTATCAACACTTTTTGCTTCACTTGAAACGTCAACTGAAGATGTAGTGATTGACGTTGATATTGCTGTTGATCCTAATTTCACACAAGCTGGAATTGTGATGAATCTTGATGATGCGACTACTCCAGCGAACTTTGTGATTGCTTATTTAGGACAAGATACAGGTGCGACACGTCAAGCCAAACTAGAGAAAAACGTTGCAGGAACTTACACAACCGTCATAGCCGCCGCTGTCACCTTCGCTGCTGATGCTACTCTACGAGTGATTAAAGACGGGAACGACTACAGGCTTTACTACAACGATGCACAGGTAGGCGCAACCTCCGTAATTAATGATGCCGGCATTGTGGACAACACCCTCCACGGAATGTTCAGCACCCACGTGGACAACCGGTTGGACAATTTCACCGTCTTTCCCCGTGGGACCGGTGGTGAGTACGATGCCGACCTTGACCGGTATTCTTTCGACTAGGTGATTTATGAAAGCATTTATAATTTGCAAAATGGCAGGCGGACAACCGGACGTGGACTTTGAGCAATTTCCTGTTCACGGCTATGTCCTCGCTGCTCAGTTGTCCGGACAATGGGGAGCGTACCTGTTCTCTGGTATTGGTGGTCAACTCTCTGCGCTGGACACCGCGCCAAACGTCTTCGGGATCGTGGCAGTCACAGAGAGCGGAGACGTGAAGTGGCCTGAGTTGGAGGGCGTTATCTCTTCTGGTGCGAGGACTAAGATCAATAACTGGATCAGCAATCATTATCCGGCACAGCCTTCTATTCCTGCTGGATGGACTTACAAACGAGTGATACGTGAGATATTTCGGCGGATGAACCAGCATTTCAAATTAACACATATTGATATTGCGGATATACCATGAGTACCAATGCCATTAATGGCTACACTACCCTAGCTGTCTGGAAGGAATGGAAACGATCCGCGGGTCAAGACCTGGCGGCTGATACCACCGATGACAGCACTATCAATGAGATCATCGAGGGCGTAAGTCGTTATATTGACGATGAGACCGGGCGCACATTTTATCCTCGAGTTCAAAGCCGTGTATTCGATGCACCAAGAGGTACTAAAGATGATCGAGTGCTTTGGCTTGATGATGATTTATTGGAAGTGTTGAGTGTAACCAACGGTGATGATGTTGCGGTGTCGTCTTCTGACTACAATACCTTCCCGTTCAATGATTATCCGAAGTCCTGGCTAAAGTTCAAACAAGCCGTATCAACCATCTGGGAAGTTGACAGTAACGGCAATTCCGAGGGCGTGATTGATGTCAATGCGTTTTGGGGTATGCACCGAGATTATGCGATTAGAGCCTGGTCATTGGGCGGCACGATCAACAATGCTTCATTCTCAGCGAGTGATGTGACATTGGCGGTTCAGACTGGCGAGGGATCCGGTTTCGCCATTGATACTTTGATAAAGGTTGAGGATGAGATCATGCGCATCACTGGAATTAGCACCGATGACCTGACTGTTGTCCGTGGCGAGAATGGAAGCACAGCCGCGGCACATGATGACGATACGACTATATACATCTGGAACGTTCAGCATGACATTCGCACGGCTGCCATTCAGATAGCGACAAACTTTTATCAACGCAGATATGGTGAGAACGTCAGCGGAGTCGCAACTATCACAGCCGCAGGCGTAGTAATTTCGCCTAGAGACGTTCCTGATACCGCACAAAGCATTATAGATATGAATGTGAGGGTTATCTGATGGCACTTCAATTCGCTGCGGTTGCCAATTCAATAGCGGGTCTATCTGTGTCTGGTGTCACATTGACTGACGTGGATGAAATACCTCAGGCAGGCGATACACGAACGCCATCCATTATCCCAGCGCCCAACTGGATGTCTGACTTCACTATGGAACGGATGAGCTTCGGAGGCGGTAGTTCTGCACTAATGGACTTGAGATATACACTCACATACAGACTGCTTTACGCTCCGGTTGGAAGTGGCAGGGGCTTCGTGGGAGTGGTTGATAAGATGATCGATAAACTGGCACTCTTCCTCGATGCAGTGATCGCGGTAGATACTCTGACCGGACTAGTAGATATTACACCTGCGGGAGTATCGGGCTTTGGTGTCGTTACCGATCCATCCGATAATAAATTCTGGGGCTGCGACATCTCGCTATCTATTTTAGAATTTGGGCCTAATGACTAGGAGTATTTATGGCTAGAACAGTAGAAAAATGGACGCGTGTATACATCGACGGCTATGACGTTTCAGGCTTTGGGCGTACCATCGGGCCCTTGGAAGTCACTTATGATGAGGCGGATCTTACCGCACAAATGTCCGATACGGTACGTGGTTATTTACGCAATCGAGCCAAGGTCAATTTGGGCATATTCAATGCGGTATTCGACAATACTGCAACAACTGGAATTCACACCGTCCTGCAAACCGCTGGTGATGCGCGCACGGTTCTGGTCGCTAAAGGCGTTCAGGCGGCTCCAGTAGATGGCGACCATGTATTTGGCGGCGTATTCGAGCAGGGTGCTTATCAGGTGGAAGAAGATGGCGGCGCGGTGACTGTCTCCGTACCCTGGGTGGGGTGGGCGGCTGATGCGGCTTCGCTTGATTTTGTCAATCCGTGGGGCTTGCTATTACATGCTAGTGGAGCAGAGACGGGTGTTAATGGTGGTAATAGCAGTATAAGCAATCCCGAAGGTGGAGCGACCTCCCTGGGCGGCTATTTCCTATACGAGGTTTTGGCCGGGGCTGGAAATGGTACGGCGTTGGCAACCCTATCAGTAGACGACAGTGCTAACAATTCGGATTGGACCGCATTGTCCGGGGCAACGTCTGGAGAGATCGATTGCCTCAATCGTCAGGCTGGAATTGTTGCTCTTACCCCAGACGCCACCGTAAGGCAATATTTACGTTGGCAATTAGCTCTTAATACTGCGTCTAGCGTGACATTTGTTTGTGCGTTTATGAGGTCATTTTAATGAGTAGATTCAAGTTGAATATTTATGAAAAGCGGAAGCCGAAAGGCAAGGTCGTCTCGGGCGGCACGTATGACAGACCAATGGCTGCCCGTCAATCAAAAGCTGCCAAAGAAGCTGTTTATTATGAAATCATGGACATAATTGATAAACGAATCATCGAAACAAAAAAAGAGGTGAACAATGGCGGGTAGAACCGTAACACGCTGGATACGTTTTGGAGTAGATGACTCTGCCGGAACACCGCGAGAGATACCTATTCATACATTATCCCCGGTGGGTCTCACCTACGCGGAGGAAGACGTCTCGGCCTGGCAAGACCTGGTTATGGGCTTCCTGGCTGGACACCCCACTGCGGCTATCGAAATAGCTGGACCTTGGAGTGTGGGGGCGGCGGCAGGATTTGCAGCCAGCGCAGCCAAACCGGCATTGTCTGGCTCACATACAATATTGCATCCGATAATCTCGGGTTCATTTCAGGCACCCCTGGGCTTGGCAGTAATGTTTGGGGAGAGAGGATACTGGACAACTGGGCAACCAGTATTTGGTATTGTCTCGCCATCTTCAACAAGCGGATATGTTCTCATGTCCTATGTGGTAGAAGGCAATGACTATACCGCTAAATTTCAACCCTGGCCTGGCACAGCGCCAGTCTGGGGCACGGCTATTTTATCGTAGGAGTAAAACATGGCTGGACGAACAGTAACAAGATGGATACGCCTTGGAATACATGACAACAGTGGTGTATCACGTGAAATACCAATTAATACGCTAAGCCCTGTGGGGTTCGACTATCCAGAGGAAGATGTAAGCGCTTGGCAAGATGCCGTTATCGGCTTCCTAACCCAGCAGCCTACCTCACCTATCGAGATTGGTGGACCTTTCAGCACCGCGGCGGCTTCGAGTACCTTTGCGGCCAGTGCTGCCGCCCCGGTATTGTCGGGCTCGCACACGGTACTTAATCCCATCAGTGCAACGACATTTACAACACCTCTGGCGCTGGCGGTTCACATGGGCATTCAAGGATTATGGACAAGCGGTCAACCGGTGTTTGGTGTCATAGCAGCAACCACAGCGGCGGGTTATATTCTCTCACAATATACAACTGATGGATTAACCTATACCGCAAAGTTTCAACCATATCCAGGCACAACCCCAGCTTGGGGAACTGCGATAATCACAGGATAATAGGAGTATTCTATGTCTACTGGTAGAACCGTAACTAGATGGGTTAGATTTGGGGTAACCGACAGCGGACAATTTCCCCGCGAGATCCCAATCAACACTTTGAGCCCCGTTGGGCTGACCTATAACGAGGAAGACGTGAGCGCATGGCAAGATGCTGTGATTGGGTTTCTCACCCAGCAACCCACCGCGGCTATCGAGATTGGCGGGCCATTCAGCACTAAGGCATATACAACTTTTGCCGCCAGTGGTGCTGTGCCTTTGCTATCAGGCTCGCACACTCTCTTGAATATAATTTCAGCACCCACGTTCACCTCGCCCCTGGGATTGGGTATTCACTTCGGTATCCGTGGATATTGGGCTACTAATGATCCGGTATTTGGTGTCGTTTCCCCAACTACCACGAATGGTTATATATGCTCACAATTCCTTACCGATGGTATGACCTACACAGCGAAATTCCAACCGTTTCCGGGTACGACGCCTGCATGGGGCACAGCTATCTTGACAAGTGGATCATAAAATGAGCAAAGTAATAACATCACCAGTCGAACATTTCTCAGGTAAGGTCACGCTATATGATCCGCTGACCTATCCTCAACTATTCAGCTTCCAGGACGCGATGGATATAGCGACGAAATTGCGAGAGGAAAACGAAGAGAGCCTCTATAAATGGAATTACGCTATCCTTCCCGGTATATTTGCGTGTGTGGAGAATTGGGATTTGAAAGGAATTTCTAACGGCGCAACACCCGAGACTTTCCCATCTACACCTGCACTTGCAAGCGTTGAGACTATCGCATGGCTGGTCAATGAAATAACGAGCCTGGTCATCGAAGCTGATACAGTAAAAAACGGGTGATGGCCGCCGCCTATGCCCATGCGGACGGCGGCCAACTCTCGAACGAACTAAAGCTACTCGCCGTTCTTGACCGCTTTGGTTCTCAGGCGGTTTTTGGAAGCGAGCCAATCCCCGCGAATATCCTGAATAAAATGTTTATGGCAGAAGGATTAGTTTTGTCATATAAGGCGCGTGAGGCAGCCAGTAATTGGGCCGAGTGGGCGGCTGAAAATCCCAAGGCAAGCGAGATATTGAATAGAATAACTATAGAGGCGGCCGAGGATGAAAACTGACAGAATACACGGAGTAGACAGATATGAACATTCCCTAGCCAACGGGGAATTAGTTGTTCCAGTCGCGCTCTTGTGGAATAGGCCAGGCGCTAAAGCCAAAGCAAAGAATCTGACGGGGGCGGTTGCGCATGGCTATGAAGTTGGCGTGACCGATCAGAAGGTTCATAACAAACGGAATTATTATCGTGTGATCGCCAATGTAGAGGGGAAGGTTCAGGAAGGGTGGATTTCTGCAATGTTGTTAGAAGAGCGTGGCGAACAAGAGTTGAAACAGGACGGGGCATAAATGCCATCGACGGTTGAAATACTCCTCAAAGCGACCGACCGGGCCAGTAAGGAGCTGAAAGGCGTCGGAAAAAGTGCGTCCGAAATGGCCGGCGATCTGAAGGATGTAGCTGTTGGTTTAGCTGCTGGCGCTGTGGCTGCCGGGGTATTCACAAAAAAGGTGTTTGACCTTGGGGAGGCGGGCGCTGTGGTGGAACAGACCTCCGAATCGTTTGAACTCCTGCTCCTCAAGGTTGGTGCTGCGCCTGATTTGCTAGATCAATTACAGACCGCATCTAAAGGCACGATCTCGGACATGAAGTTGATGAGTTCCACGGCCACGCTGCTTGCTGGTGCGTCCGGGGATTTGGCGACCAATCTGGCGGCTGCTACACCAGAACTCTTGGAGATAGCTAAGGCAGCACAAAAACTAAATCCGGCCCTTGGTGATACTGAATTCTTATATAAGAGTATAGCGACGGGCGTCAAGCGTGCCAGTCCAATGATATTGGATAACCTTGGTATCGTAATCAAGGCAGGCGAGGCTTACGACGCTATGGCGCTTTCGCTTAATAAGACGGTTGAGGAGTTGACAGCTTCCGAGAAATCACAGGCTATTCTCAATGAAACCCTAAAGGGCGGACGTGTACTCATTGACCAGGTGGGTGGAAATACTGACAGCGCCACCGATAGTTTTGCTCGACTTGATACTGCTATAGAGAATCTAACCGACGAACTAAAGAGGAGTCTTTTCCCTGCTTTGGCAGATGCGGCTGAAGGGTTTGTCACATTGCTTACCTGGAACGATAGACTAGCAGAGGGCTTGATTGCTCACGAGAAAGAGGTCAGAGATCTTAGCGAGTCCTGGCAGGACTATAACACCGAATTGAATAGAGCCGCTGAGGTTACGGGCTTCAATGTGGACGAGCAGGGTAGATTGGTAAATATAACCCGAATCCTCGGTTTTGAGATTGTCGAAGTAGTTAACGCTCAATTCTCAATGAGCGAGGCGTTGTTCAATTCTATGTCTGCTGCTGAGGGTGTATCCGACAGTTGGATGAGAATGGGCGCAAGCATAGATGTTTCAACTGCGGCGCTTGATCGCCACGAGCAGGTCAACCTGAGAGCAAAGACGGCAAATAACAAACTAAAAACAATGATCGATATAGTTGGCGCTGCTTTTGATACCGAGGCGGCCAAGGCCAGAATTGTAAATGATGCTATTGCAAAATTGTCTAAGACACAGACAGATGCCGCCAGGATGCGGCTTAGTCTGAAGATCGCGACAGGTGAAATGACAGAAGAGCAGATCAGGGAAGCACGCGCCAGTCTCACACAAATAGATCGCTTTCAAACGCTATCAGATGCGGTGGCCGCGGGTCAAACCTCGTGGGAGCTTTACGAGGCTATTATTGCCGATAACGTGATAACAATACACGAGATGAATTTTCAGGGATCTGGTGCGGCTTCCCAGCTTGGTGTTATTGATGAGAAAGCGGCTGGCGCGACTGATGGTATGGGTGAATTTCACGATCAGCTTCTGAATGTCAATGAAGCATTGCGGGCGTTCAATGAATTATCTACGGGAGGTGGCAGATGGTGGCCTTTGCAGAGCGGACCGGGGCAATGGCAATTACCTGAGGATGGCGGAGGCGCACCAGGGCCAGGTGATCCAGGCTTTATCCCTCCAGGCGATCCGGGCGCTCCTGGTGGTCCTAGTGGCACGTCGATTGTCTTTCCCAACGCCACATTTTCCAGCGCTCAGGATGCTGAGGAGTTCGCCTTTATTATTGCAGAACGGCTATCGGGTGGATAAATGGCTCACGTACTGAAATTCATCTACGGTTCAAATACAATCACGCTCACCAGCGGGGATTATCGCGGCGTGGAAGCTTTCAATATCGGTACAACCACAAGAAGAGGCGCTCAGACAGACTCTATTGAATTGTTTATATTCGCATCCAACCTGGCGGGGCTACAAGCTGCGGTCCGTAATATCAACAAGGCGTTCCAGGCTGCACAGCGTAGAAGGCAAACCGGAACTGGGGACCGGGTTTATGTCCATTTTCAGGAGAGTGGCGACAGTGATACCTATCGATCAGAGATATGGAGCGATAATCT